ACTATTTCATCATTTTTTATTATCATTCATACTCATGCTACCTGCCAAATATAACATACACATTATGACGCCTACATAGCTAATCATCTTTCACCTCTTCTAAAAGTTTCTTAATGTCTAAGCCGGCACAATCAATTTTCCTTTTAGTAAGGTGATAATGACTAACAAAACCACTGAAATCACCATATACTACATTTTGCTCATATGTGGCGGACGTCTTTCCTAGTTGATTTTCTGGTGTCTCGTAAGGAATACCGGTTGTGGCGTGAATAGCCTGCCACAAAGCCTTTAAAGCCTCCAATTGTTTGGGATAAAAGCCTAGAAAGGGGTCCAGCTTGCTTCCATGAACCCACGCGTCGTCTACTACCGGTCGTTCTCCAAAGCCCCTCTCAACGTAAGTATCTTGATATTTAAGATAATGCCCGTTTGTTATTTCAACCCCCACCGAGGCGCGATTGGTGCGTGAACTCCCCGCGTGCCATGCCGCATGTTGCATATCTAAAGTTTGATATATTGTACCGTCGTTATCAATTAAAAAGTGAACCGAGATGCCGCGCTTATCTAAGACGGTGGCGCACATCTGCGACGATAAACATACATCCCAGTGATTCACAAAATAACGAATCTTACGTTGCGATCTTCCCGCATAGCTATAATAGGTTCCCTCGCCCGCAGCGATCCCCCCTTTGTCCGTCCATAAAACTACCTTATCCCATGCAATGGGGACCAGTTGGCCGTTATTTACAATGTGATTTGAATAAAAAGGTTGGCCGGCTGCAGCCTCAGCTAGCTTGGCATGCCTTTCAGTCCATAGACGTCGAAACGTCATCGGGCCACATAAACCATCCGCTCCAAGCTGACGAAGTCGTTGCCATTTTTTAATAGCTCTTACTAACTTATCATCAAAGTATTTTTCACCAAACCAAGTTGGATCCCACCCCAATTTAGCAGCCGATGCTTGATTATAGAAGTTTTTATCCATATATTAAATAGTTTTAAGTAAGAATACCGATTACATAGTTGTCCAAGACAACGTGCGAGTCGCGTCCCTCAAGTGTTATTTTTTCAACCATCGACCGATCAATCAAGATCGTGGCTCCGGCGCTAAGTTGCGGTGCAAACCTCACATCCTCAGCCCATCCTATTACTTTCGCGCTTGTGTATCGTTCTTCGGTTGGGTTAAAATCATCTGGCAAAATAATACCACTTTCAGTTTCTGGATTTCTCGGCTCTGTCATTTGAATGACAATATAACGATTAACTGGTGTCACTTATCCTCCTAAATTGTGCAAGTGTCGTTTGTGCAAAACTTTGTTCCTGTACCACCTTCATCGTCTTTGACTCGTTGAAGCGGTTTAATTCTTTTAATGGCTTTTTCATATTCTTCCTTTGTAATAGCCTCATAGGGCGCCTGTTTATAACCTGTTTCTTCATATTTCAAAAAGGAAACCGCCTTCAAGCGAGTTTCGTACATTTCCAAAGCGTTCTTTATCTGGGGAGCCTCGGAAGGTTGAAAAGTCACAGTGACGGACACAGAGTTATCTGCCCAATAATGCTGATACTGGGCAGCTATCTCAAGCTGCTCCCACATGCTCACGTCGCACTTTCCTTTCAAGAAATAAGGTTCATGGACCGGAAATTCTACCACCAGCGTATTGGGGGAGTATTCATCATCCTCCACACGATAACCCGCCTTCTTGAGGGGCTCAATCATATTAGAATCGCTAGAGAAACGAATGCGGCGAATGTAGTACTCACTCTCAGGGAAATGAATGCCCGGAGTTGAACCATTCAATAACGAAACAGTGCCTGACGGCTTAATAGAAGTGGTGCGCACCGAGCGTGGGATACACAACCAATTGGAAAACTCCGCGTCTAACTCTGCAACAAAGTCATATGCTTTATCACACCACTCGTACATCGTGCGACGGCCAAACTTATTAAACGCTTGTACGACACCCGACTGTGAAAGGCCTATGCGTCGGTTTTTCAACATCTTGGCGTTGGTCTCGGGCCAGTGTGTGTTAGAAAGAGTGATAGTTTTTCCATACAGGTAAGCGATCTTAAGCGTACGCAGATAATCTTCGAGATCATCATGCTTTGCTGGAAAGGTCTCGACCAAGCAACACAACTCAGCGTCTTCTAATTGTTGTTCCACGCAAGGGTTAAAACCCATCACATGTAGATCGTCGTCTCGAGGTCCATCTTTAAAACGGCCGCGAGTACGGGCATTGTTCAACCAAATAGTACCCGGCTCACCATTCTTTTGACACTGAGTGGCGGCCCAAGTATAGTCCATCCCCACCTCTGCCAACATAGAGTTATTCGAACCCCATCGGTGATGGTAAAGCTTTTCTTGATCATTCTTCATTTGAAGGTAATGCATATCGGTGTGACTACCCATCGCTAGTGCCGCGGAGCGTCGCACATTTCCGGCTACCACACATCGACCAATAAGGTTCTCAGTGTCGACGATGTCAACTGAAGTGATGTCTTCTCCAATTTTCTTGGAGAATAGTTCCGTTAAATCATCATGTAACTCTTTCAATGGCTTGTAACCACTAGAGGTGCCTCCAAATCCGTAGATTGGGGCGCCCTCTGCGCGAATAGCCGAATAGTCAAACTTGGGTACATTGTCCCCAAAGAAGAAGCCATCTAAAAGCATGTGTACCGAGTTAACCCACCCTTCCCTCGAGTCATCAATAATATGCACATCATTAGTATACTGAGGTTCTTTAAGTGTAACGGTGCCTTCGCCGGCGGTATCAAAACCAACGCCAACGCCAACCATTAACGCATCCATCATCCACGCAAACAAATAGCCACCTTTAGTAGCCAAGTCGCGCGTGGACCGGAATGCACAATTAAAAAGACCCGCAGCGGTGCGCTCCTCAACAAACTTTGTTCCCATCATCCACAGGCCGCGGCCAGGGGGTGTCCATTTAAGGTTAAAGAGTCGGTCGTAAGCATCTTTAGCGGTGCGCTGCGCCTTGGCGTCATTCCACTCGAGGCCCAGGAGCACCACATGCTCTTTCTGCATATTGAACATTCCTTCAACGACGCGTCGACACGTTTGCCACCACTCCTCAGAGCCTGTGGCACCTTCTTCAAATTCACTTAAACGTCTGGCGTATGTGCGCTTGAAAGTTACATATCCTAGGGGGCCCCATGGCACCTCTGTATCCTTATAGGGTTCGATGAAAGTATCTGATAGCCTGAATCGGCGAATGTTTTCTAATGTTCTCATTGTTTAAAGACTCCTTTTTTTCTATATTTCTCATATCTTGTTTGCAAGAGTTGCTTTTGGCCCGAAGCGCTAAGCGGTAATGGATTGGCTTGTGCTTGGGCGCCTCCCGTCGTAACGCTTGCTTGTGGTAAAATTTTAATACTGACGTTGGATGTGTCCATAAATACATTGTATATTATTCCATCTGGGCCATTTCTATTTTTAGCGATGTACATCTTACCTTGGTTGTTTTGTTTGTCTTCAACGGTGCGAGAAACCGAAAAAATAAAATCAGCAACAAAGCACTTATTAAACGCTTCGGAAATTTGCTCCATAGTGATGACTTCGGCATTCAAGCCCGACCGGTTAGTCTGTGAGGCAGTCCAAACGGGACACTGAAACTCTGATGATATAGCTCTTAACTCTTCATAAATAGATTCTAGTTCGCTCCTCTTCTCTTTGCGGACAGTAACTGGCCTTAAAAGATCAGCATAGTCTACAATTATCAAACCCGGTTTTATTCCTCTTTTAACAAGACGAGACAAATGAGTATGAATTGTGTTGGTGGATGCTGATTTAGTAGGGTATTCTTTGATGATTAGTTTACCATCAAGTTCGTTGATCTGTTCATAAATTTCTTCTTTAAACGTGATTATATCAGTTAACGGATAGCCTGTCAAACAGCTATCATAGCGATTGGCAATGACAGTATCTTGCAGTTCCAAAGTATATTGAACAACAGTCTTCCCTTCTTTAAGAGCCTCGGTGCCTAAATGTACAAGAACCATCGACTTGCCAGCACCAGTAGGCGCAATAACAACACCCAGTTCGCCTTTGCCTAAACCACCACCGCAAATTACATCGATGTCGCTCCAACCAGTGGGGACCGGGTTCCGATGCTTAGGCTGAAAACGAGCCTCAAAGTCGGCCATGTAGTCATAACCAAAGTTATTGTCAGACCCGAGTTTTAAAGCCTCATTAATAACATTTGAAATCTCATCAAAAGAGCAATTCTGAAGAAGATTGACAGATTTGAGCATTGCTTCTTTGAGGTTTTGCTTCTTGCAAAAGTCTAATGATTGCTCTTTGATATATTCAATGTCTGTTACTTCCTTGGTGTGCATTCTCGCAAAATATTCACGTACTTGCTTTTGTACAACTTCATCTTCATCTTGAAGATCAGTGCGGATGATGGCGACGAGAGCATCAATAGACGGGTGTTTTTGATACTTTGTTCTAAAATCGATGATTTTTTGAACGAATACTCGCAAATATTCTAGTTCTAAAAAGTTAATATCTAAGACTTCCGTGATCTGATCCGCGAAAGGTCTATCCTCGAAAATTAATTGAACTAGCCCCTCTTGGAAGGCTTTTCCATACCTTCCAAAATTAACGCTCTCTGTCAGCATAGCAGCCCTCTTGTTGGCGTGTTAATAACTATAACATCCTTCTGTGTAAAGTCCATATTATTTTAAATATTAAGTGTTGGTGTTGCCAACACATTCCCTGCTAATTTTGTTTAGATGTTCTTTTAGATCTTCCCAATTTAGTTCACCTAAGCCATCATTCTTCATCATCCCGATGATCTTGGTTTTATTAAACTCACATTCAAAGTTTT